AGTCCAATCCTGATTAGATGTACCGTTTGTGCCTCTGGTAATTTCGCCCAATGTATTGGTCGCTAAATTTCTTTTTGTATATTCTATTCTTTCTGAGCCTACCCAAATAACACCAGGTATTCTGCTCAAAGGTTTGGCTAATACACTGGCATTTGCAACACTTATTTCATCACTATAAGTGTATAAGTTTGCAGTTAAAGTTGTAGTAGTTGTACCGTCTTGTTTTATTCTTATAAATTCTGAGTCACCGTAAATATTATTTGTCATTAGATATTTAACTGTGGTTGCATTTGATGATACAACATTACTATTAGCATCACCATCTTGATACGCATGAGTTGTAACTCTTATAATTAAATTTTCTAAAGGTTCAATTAATGATAGCTCTTGAGGTCTTTCTTCTCCATAAAGAACCCGTTTAAATGTAACACCATCAAAGCCATCATACAGCACACCATCTTTTTCAAATGTTACTTCGTTTCCAGAAATAGATGTATTAAACACACCATCGTAATTTGTGATATCAATTTTTGTATCTAAGCCGTATGCATTCCATCCTAGCCTGTTAAACCCAATATTTTCGTTGTATGTATTTGAATCTACACCAAATTGTTGGCTAAACAAATTAGCATCTATAATATCGCCCTGGAAATCGCCGCCTGTTGCTGTTTTTACAAGTGTTAAGGTTTTATTTAAACCACCTGCATTGACAACTGCTGTAATATTTGCTATACTGCTTGATATATTTGAGCTATTAATTACATTAGCATTTGATACTGCATCTGTTATGCTATAGTAGTCGTTTAACTCTGCTGTAAATTGAGTTTGTATTGCAGGATTAAATTTAAATGCTCTCTCTGATGCATTGATTAAAGTGTTTGCTTGTATCTGGCTATTAGATTGTAATGTTAATGTTACTATGTTTCTAGCAATAGCACTATTCATAGTATCTGCTTGAGGTATTGGTAAGTAATATATATTTGCTTCTGATGCCACAGGGCTAATATATTTCTGTCCTAAACTAACCCATGCTGAACTTACAAATGTGTTACTTTCTGAAACATCTGCATTTGCTTTGTAATATATGTCATTATGTACAACATATGAACTTCTTGGGTATGAAGTATTAGCCTGCCACTCCGAAACATTAACTGCTGGTCTGTAATCATGTGGTAACAGGTTATAATCCACTCTATCAAACCTAATAGTTGTATTACTATGTCTAATAGGATCTAAAGATTTGTTACTAATGCTGTAGTATTTTGTATAAGCATTGTTTGTTTGTATAATATTAGAATCTGCTTGTATGAAATCGTCTAGAATTCTTACATTTCCTGTAACTGGGTCAGCATAAGGCGGCTTATCAAAGTCACTAACAGAATTTGTGCCTATAGTTTCTTTAACAGGCGATTTTCCGTCTTTATATTCCCTAATTTTAGATGTATATGGTTTAACCTCATCAAAATATTGTAAAACCTTGTCAAAATTATCAACTTTAAAACCATTCACCTCAATTAAATCTTCTTCTTCTTTTTCTATATAGATATAACTGGATTTGAACGCCCAACTGAGTTGTTTTTGTTCAGAATGTGCAAATTTTAATAGTGCAAAGAACAATCTATTCCATAAATTAGTGTCTGCAAAAACATTATCTTTAAGAGCCTTTAAAAGTAGTCTAATTTCACTGCTTAAAGTTGGATTTGTGATGTCTGTATAAACAGTTTCTTTTAATTTCACATTATCATTTGTGATACTAATCATTTCAAAGGTCTGAGACGATGCTATGTACTTATGAAGTGAATATTCTGTAGAATTTGGACTTTTTACTTGTACTATAGTGTTATCTGGAATATTTTGAAGAGTTGCCAACTCATTTACACTATTTACTTTGTATATAGGCTTAAATGTATTGTCATATCTTACTTTTTTGTTTGTAGAAGCGTCTACATATTGTGTTTCATACCAATTTACTGACTCAATATAGGTTCTTACTGTAGGTAATGTGCTATCCCAATTAGGATAGTTGGTGTTCAGTTTTAAATCTGCTAAAATCTCATTTAATGTATAATGTAATACCTGTCTAGCACCTTTTAAGTCTTTAAACATGCTCTGTCTTGGCCTAAATTGAATACCGCATGCCTCTACTTCACTCAACAGTGGATCTGGAACAGATTGTCCTAATGCATCTACTCCAGCCAAACTATCTATCAGTTTATCACTTAAATCTTCAGGTATATAACTGTTATTATCATGTTCCCTTAATAATTTCCATGCTGTATGTTTTTGGCCTACAGGATTTAAGTTTCTGCTAAAGTTAATCTGTAAGTTTTGCTCGTCTTCTCTTAATAAAGGTGCTATGTTTGTCAGCACAACTGATTTATCGCTTACAAAACTAATTAAAGGCAATCCAGAGCCTACTGGATCTGCAATATATTTTGCTAGTGTAAAGGTATCGTATTCTCGACCTAAGTTTCTTCTAGGAGTTTCTTCTAATACGGTTCTGTTTTGTACCCAATAGTAATAAAAATTTCTAAATGTTCTAGTTGTAGTGTCGTATCTTCTTTCTAATACAAATTCGCTACCATTTTTAGGTTGTCCATCACTACCCCATTGTGAAGGAGGTACTAAAGATTCTACCCATTCATATAATGTAACACCACTACCAGGAAATGTTTTACCCCAATTAAGCCATCTTTCTCTGTTAGACCCTTGCTCATACCATTGATATGATATAGTGCTGGTATTCCACCAAACTTTACCTATATCTTTCCTTCCAAACCCAGTTCTAGTATTATTATAAACTACTGGATCACTTTCTCCAGTAAAATGAATTTCTTTTTGTATGAACCCTGGTATAATTCCTTTAAATGGATCATAAAAATGTAAATCGTATTCTTTTTCACCAGTTTCCTGATCATAAAGTATAGCATTTTTTACAAAGGTTGTATCAACTAGTTTAGGCTGTGTAATACTTGGGATATTACTGCTTTCAAAATATGCCCAACCTGAGTTGCTGTAATTGTCAATCCATACATTACTTACATTTGCTAGATCTAAACCTGCTTCGGTGTTATATCTTGCACTTTCTAAATACAATACTTTACACTCTTGTTGGAAATTTTCTGTATTTACTGCTCTTCCATCAGGTGTTCTTAATTCATATTGGAACATGTCGGTTGTAAAGGCAACATTTGCACCTCCCAATATGCTGTTTGCATCTTGACCGTTTCCATTACCTGGCAATTGATTATTTGTTAGCCTTGCACCAGTACCATCGTAACCTGGGCCAATTGTGTCAATACAGTTAATTGTTATTTTAGGTGATACTGTTGTAGTTTGTATAGGATATCTATTGTCGTCTAATAAATTTGTACCCACTTGTACTTTTCCATCAGGTCTAGGGTTAGGATTATCTGCTGTAATTATGTTTGCGTCAATACATAAACTGTCTATATTATAATCACCAGCAGGAATACCCAATTTATCTAAAAATCCTGGTGTGCCTTCTCCTATTTCTACGCCATCATAACCTGGAGTTCTTAATTTTAACAGATCTATATATGGATTAAGAGGCTCTGTATCGAAATTTACTTTGTTAGGATCATAACCTGCATCAGCAAGAGCTGTGTTAAGACATGCTGATAAATCTTCTGGGATATTAATATCCACGACAGTTTCAGGTAATCCTAATTGGCTTCTTGCATCACCTCTTTCTGAACAATCTGGTATTTCTCTTGCTGTAAGGAATACTCTAGCACCTGTACCACCACCAAAGTCTGATGTGAGAGGATTATATGCACCAGGAGGTGGCAATACTTCGTTATCGTTTAATGGACTAAATTGTCCTAAACCAGTTCCCTGATAATATTTTCCTGTTGTGGGATCTATTCCTGTTTCATCACCCAGTCCAACAGCATCATACTCTAATGGAACACCCATTGTTAAATCTGATGGGAATTGTTTGTAAATCCCTCTATCTATAATCTGAATTCCTAAAATTGCACCATTATTATCAACAGCAGAAACAATAAACTTAGCAACTCTTGGTGGCATTCCTTTGCCAGTTCCCACTTTAGGTGTAATAGACGCATTAATGGCAGTAAATCCTGCATAAGCACCTATATCAACAATTCTAACTTTAGGAGGATTAGAGAAATCATAACCTTCTCCACCAGATAAAATTTCAACACTTGTAATTCCACCATCGCTGTTTAATGTTACTCTGCCGGCTCTAGCACCTGATCCAGGTGTGGTACCGTCTCCAATATAAACTTTTACATTAACTGGACTAGAGTATCCTAATCCCGGATTATCAATACAAAGTTCGGTAATTCCACCATATGGGTTTTCGATTGGTAATCCGCCTACTAGTCTTAATCTATCTCCTATCTGATATCCACTTCCGCCCATGCTATATGATTTGCTGGACAGTATGGAACCTGATTGTGTTGTGGAGTTTTGTACAGTTCTGTCTGATCCTGTATAGTCTGTAACAACACCTTCTGCATTATACATTGTGTATGTTGATTCTAAATTAGTACCTATATCAACATAGGTGTTTCCTGATGTACCTGTATAACCGGTAGTTGCTGGAACAACAACTGTATTGCTTACTGATAATTGTTCGAATCCTCTGACAACGTGGAAATCTAAAACTTCCTTATAAACACCACCTGCACAACCGTCTCTGATTGTTAGTGGTGCGTTTGTACAACTACTGATTCTTAGTGCTGGTTTTCCATTTTTAAATGTATCCATCACTTTAAATCCGCCACCCTGAGTACATCGCAATGCGTTTTCTATCACTTTGGGATCAGAACCAGGGAATCTAATAGGTATTTTATTAATTATAATTTCATCGCCTGGTTTAACACCAGTCATTTCATCTAATGCAATAACATGCCCTGGTGTTGGTCTGCTTAATTCACATTGTATTGTTGGACCTGCTGGAAGATAATTTCCTAATTCATTTTTGAGTTTAGGTGTAATTTCTATTATAGGTGCTTTGTTATAATCTATATCTGGATCTACTGGTGCATCTTCTGGTGGCACCACTGCGTCGTTAGGCAACAATGGCATTGCTTCGTTATCAGGATTAGGCAATATGTTTGGTAATTGTCCTGGATATATAAATGAAATACTTTCTCCTGCAAAGGAATCTGAAACATTTAAATCATCTAAAACATTTCCTATTAAAGTTCCGTCTTTTAGTCTTATGTCTGAACCAATTTTTCCAGGCTCATATGTAAAGATATTATTACCTTTAATATAATAATTGTCACCTGTATATTTAAGTTCGTTCCAGAATGGATAGTTAGATAAATCTAATGCTCTTAATGGACCAGGCCTTGATGGTGCAACGTTTCTTAATGGCCTTGCAAGTGGTAATATTTGATTACCTGTAACTCTTTGTACAGTATTATTTACATATTGTCCTGTAGTAAGTGGTTGATATTTTCCATAAGTGTTTGAAGATGTAACTTTGACAGTCTTTTTAAATATATCAGGGATCATACTAAAACCTGCCATAGGTGCTAGTCCAAATCCTCCATAGTTTTGCATGTAATTATAAACAGATCCTTGATACCTAACACTACCTGCAGAATAATTATTTTTTCTAGATGCAGATCCTCCACCTGATCCTCCACCAGAATAGATAGAGCCACCACCTCCACTGCCACCTCCACTATTGCCAGTTCCAGGTTTTTTCTTTTGTGTTACAGGCTGTCCGTGTGGTTGATATATAGGTGTTTGTGTTCTAGATGACGCACATTTTTGATCTTTAGGTGGATCTATTTTTTTCTGTGGTTGATTTGGTAATTTTAAAACATATCTATAAACACTACTTGGTTTTCGTATCACAATCTTTAAATATGTTCCATTAGCAATATCTACATCTAGTAATAATTTACCGCCATTTTTTACATATTGTCCAGATCTATCAAAATCTCTTATAGTAGGCTTGTAACTGGAATGGTATGTTGAATTCTGTGTTGTGGAGCCACCTGCTCTACCTGATTGTGTTGATGAGTTTGTCTGCCCACCTACCTTGTTTAATATTTCATTTTTTTCTACGTCAGTTAATTTTATCAGTGTGTCATCAGTAGAACCTAGTTTAAGATTTTCGCCACCTTTACTTACACCTTGATATACGTCTAATCTGTCAGCACCACTATAAAAATCAAATAGTATCTGAATTTGGCCGCTGTTAGTTAATACAAAGAAATCTTCATCAGTACCGTTGGCTGTTCTTGCGTGTTGTTCGTGATATGATACTATAGTGTTAGTAGCCGAATAATTTTGTTGTGGTATATTTCCGTATCCTGTGCTACTACCTGATTTTGGAGTAATCAGTTTAGATACTGATGTTTCAAATCCATTAGGTGATGTTGATAACCATATAGCGAAACCGTTCCAGTGATTTTTACCTGCTCTTGCTGTGCCTCTAAAAGTGACTACTTCGTTTTCTGCAACTGTGAATTCTTTAGCATTAGTACCATCTAAACTTGTCTTACTAACAAATTTAGCATTGTGTCTTAAAGATCCATTTGATGCTGTTGAAAATGTTACATAGTTTCTGTCTTCGTACCCAGCTCTACCGGCTCTTAATGCATGTAGATAAAAAGTTCCTGCTTTACTAAATTTGATACTAATATTAAATGTTTGAGTACTACCGTTATCACTCCAAATTAAAAGCCCTGCTAAACCTTTTGCAGATAATCCTCCTCTGGTGCCACCTACTTGATTATTACTTCCATATCCACTTCCTGTTTTATAAAAATAACCTGCCCATTCACTGGTCCATTTTCTTGCACCTTTACTGTTAGCAGAAATAATTTTAATTCCAGGATTACCTGTGTCTGGATGTAATAGTGTTCCACTATAATCTATTGTTGTACGTTGTGGTGGTAAAATAGGTACCACAGGACTTGAAACTGGTTTAATTGGAGCACATACTTCTACACAAGGTTTTTTCAATGTATCTGCTAATGCTTTACGCGGATCAATAATTGGTTTTGCACCACTATCAAATCCTGTATTAGGCATAGGCGTAAAATTACTATCAGGTACATTAAACAATGGTATATCCATTTTACTTGCATTATTACTGTAATTGTTATTTTTTCCTAAGTATGCAGGATTAGATGGATCTGTATTTAATGTAGATAATTGACTTTGTGGTTGTGCTAATAATGGATTAAGATCATTGTTTTCAAATCCTTTATTAAAGGTCCTTATGTTCATAGTTCCTGCTCTTGATAAGCCATCAGTTAATGGTGTGTTATCAATATCTTCTGCAGTAACATAAGGAGTAGAACCTGCTATTTGTCTGTAATCTCCCAATATAGGTTTAAGTTTTTGATCAAAGTTTCCAGTAAGCATTGGGAACGATATTTGTCCATGGTCTGTATCTATTGCTCCTCTTCTTAATGCCATTGCTGTGTTTAAACTTTGTACAACAGCATCTTCTGAACTTATATCATTTAACACAATATCACTATTGTTTAATTTAATTCTGTTGTGATCTATTGTAGTTAATACAGCAGGTTTAGTAATTAGTAAGTTAGATGCATCAAATGTACTACCAGCAGTAAATGAAGATGTTGCGAGATACATCACATTTATATTTTTTATTCTTTCGTCTTTAACAATACTGTTACCTGCTCCCCATGGAGTAAATTGGCTATCTGCTGTTACGCCATAACTGTATGCATCTGAAATTTTAATTGTTGTGTTGCTTGTTATACTATCCACAACATAAACTCTGTTATAATATTTAGGCTCTGCCATATGAACAGCAATTCTTTTGCCTTCATATGTGCTGTCTATTCCGTGTGCAACATCAGTTTCTATTTGTAATCCTGCTTTAATTACACTTCCTGATTTAGGTACATTAGTATTGTATGGTGCATCAATAACAAAAGTATTTGCTGTGGCACTTTCAACATAGTAATATCCACTGTATGTATTAGCAACTAATTTTACAATATCACCAGACGCTAAATTGTGATCATTGTTGCTTACACTAATTTTGGCCTTACCTAAATAACTCATGCTTAATATTTCTGGTGAAATATTTGCTGTTATATTTGCATCTGCAATAGTAAATCCTCTACTTGATACATTTGTAATAGAGTATGTGTTATTATGTATGTTGCTATGGTTATTATATTGGAAACCAGTAACTGACATATTGGCTATATCAATTACTTCAACATTAGCAGAGTCTGGGGAATCTGCTAATAGGAAATCTTCACTTCTTACAACTATATAATGCTCACCCACTTCTTCAATAGTAAAATTATCTTGATTTATAGATGAGTTACTTGAAACTATATCTATTGTTCTTCCTGCTTTAACAATATTTGCACCGCTTTGATGTATATTTGCAACATTTAATTTTAAAAGCTCTGTATCTACAAATGAAACGGTTACTAGTGTGTTTGATGAGGACAAATAACTATTTGGAATTGTTAAATCAGTGTCTGTAATATATTCTATTCCTGATGTTGGCGCCGCTACACCTGTGCCTGACCCTGCTGTGCTACTTGTAAAAGTGTCTCCAACTACGTAGGTAACACCTGTGGTACCAGCCGCAGTATTCCAATCTGTATTTCCTATTTCTAATATTATGTATTCTGTACCAATATTAAAACTTCCTGCTGTAACATTGGAGTATTGATTTGCATCTATATCAGGTAAAGGAATTATAATACTGTTTCCATCGTAAGATAGTTTTTCAAATGTTAAACTTGCATTAGAAGAATAACTTACCACATTTGATGATGTAGAAACATTTGCACTTACTGTAACTCTTACAGGCTCTACACTTGTAACATTAAATGTAACTTGTGAAGGTTGTGTTTCGCTAAAACTAACAATGTCGTTATTTTCCAAATTATACATACTTGTTGAAATCTGTATAACACCTGGAGTACTTGTTGTGTTTGCTGTAGCAACTGTACTTTGTGTAGGTGAGCCGCTGATATTATTAATGGTTAAAACTGTGTTAGCAACATCGTAAGGTCCAATATTTACAATGTTAGCAGTTATCATATTTGCACCAGCAAAGTCTGATATTGTTACACCTTTTTTACTTACAATCTCCTGATTAGTCCAAACTACAAATTGATCTGATAAATTTGCATCTTTAATAATCAAATGATAATCTAAATATCTGTTATTATCTATTCCACCGATTGCGTTGTTATCCACGTAATTGAATAAATCTACATCATTAAGATACAAGTATGCTGTTTCTGTAAAATCATCTTGTTCTACAAAACTTAGTGTAGCATTTGTGTCTGTTAATTTATACACATTCCAGTCTGAGTTTTCTGCTTTTGCAACATGAATAGTGTCGTTTGCTTCTGGTTTATAAATTATATTTTCAGCAAATAAACTCGAAATACTTGGAATACTAAATGCCTGATATGTTACATTATCAGGATTTACATAACCTGAATTTGGTAACGGATTAAATTTACTATCTGTAATACCAATAGAACTTACATTTGAAGTTGTAGCCCATAACTCATCTGATCGTAAGCCTGTGGGTTTTTTAAGAAACTTGGTTTTGTCGTCTATGTCTAATAAAATTACTTCATCATCATTTGCATCTGGAGTAATTTCATAATTACGTCTTGTACCCAAATGTACAGTGATATCATCATTAGTAAATGCTTTAACGTTTAGTGTTGCACCTGGAAGATCGCCCTGGAATGAATCCACGAAGTCTATTGTGGCATGCTCTATAACATAAACGTTTGCATTTTTATTAATTTTAGCACCTGGCAATAACTCAACATTTGCGAATGTAATACTGTTGTTAGTTAATGTGTAGTATGTTATATCACCTTCGTTCTCAATGTATCTGTCATCTAGATATACATCAACAAAACTGTAATCATTGTTGTCTTTTGTAGTATAATTTATTATATCAAAACTAGTTTTTACATTACCAAGATCATCTGGTGTAATTTGCGTAACATTATATCCGGTTCCTCCAGCAAGATTAAAAGTAACACTTGCTCCACTTCCAGAAGTTTCTATACTTGGTGTTATCTTCCATCTACCACCAGCATCAAAATCGTAATTAGAACTATCTACTGTGACATTTGATACACTTACTACAACATTTGATTTGCTTGTATTGTTTGCGATTGATACTTTATGTCTTTGTTTTGGTTGATACCTATTACTACTATCGGCCAGTTGCAATTTACCTAAAGTTACATTTCCATCATCATCTGAAAGTGAAAAATCGTTACCTGAAATTTGTAAATATGTAAAATATCCTACATTTGCAGAACTACTGCTTATGTTACTTACTCCACTTATTGTAATAACACTAGCAGTGATGTTTGCATTCATTGTTGCGTCATTGTTTATAAGTGTTGCAACATTGGCTAAATCAGTTATACTACTTAAATCATATGTTGATGTTGCTGTGTTTAATTGTGCGTTAGCATTTGATACACCAAAATGATCTGTCAGTGTTAAATTTCCTAAGCCTGTAATGTTAGCAACATCACTATTAACAAGTAAATTGGCGTTTGCACCGTCATATTCTTTTAATGTTACATAGTTAGATGATAATGCATCTGTTTTTGTTAGTGAAGTATCTGTATTAAATGTTGATATAGTTGCTGTTTCTATAACTAGATTTGCTCCACTGGTATAGCCGGAACCAGCATTAGTAACTGTGATATTGTTAATTTCTCCATTAGCAAATAATGTTGCTTCTGCTGTAGCAACATTTGAACCTGTTAATGGGTTATTAATTGTAATTGTTGGCAGACTAAAATATTTGTGCTTTCTATTTACAACGTCTATCTTTGTTACTACACCTGTGGTATCCTGTGGAAAAGCAAGTGTAATTAATTGTGGGTCCTGTAATACGTTTGCTCTATCAATCTTTAATTCAATGCTTTGATCATTATTTACATCACCAAAGTCTCCCACTTTGATTGCCCATTCATCATAGACATTCATCTCGCCCTGAACAATTTTATTACTTCGTGCTATTCTGCTTAAACTGTTTGCAGTACCTTTAGACTGGATCATTCCTTTATAGAAATTGAATTGTTGATCGTCTGTGATATCTAATTCATTCAAATAACTTCTTTCCTGATACCCGTACTGCCTTCTACTTACATCATAAACATCTCGTTGTACCGGTATAAAACCTACTTCATTATATCTGGTCATAGTACCAGCAAGTGTGTCTAGGTTAGGTATTAACTCATCACCATCAATTATAAAACCGTTTGTTACAAATCTTCCGTCCCATGCTGATGTTCGTGTTGCTTTAATTTTAATTCTGTTTTGTCTTTGGTTAATTTTTGGATCAAATAAAGTGTCCGCAAAGTCTGTAACATTGTCTATTACCATGGCATGTTCAAGCTCTTTAGCATAAAGAACTATACCGTAAATATCTTGTCCTGCTGGTGGTACAATTTCTATAGATGTGTTTTCTCTTAATATTGCACATTCTGTAGGTTCTATTGCTCTACCATTTTGATCCACTATAGAGAACATGTCTCTTTCTGATCTTAAAATTCTACTTACAAATCCTGTGTTAGGCGGTGTAAATGCAACTCTGTTTGAAATAGGAGACAACTCTATAGTATTACCTACTTGCCAACTTCCTGTTGTCCAGAACAAATACTGTTTTGCGGCAAATAACCACCCTCTAACATCTGCAATTTCTGAGTCGTACTGCTCTAGATAAAATCCTGCTCTTTCCTGGAATCTTCCTAATCCAATTAAAAAATTGAATAGACTCTGAATATCTGTGTATTCAGTATCGTAATAAACTTTTTCTACAACATCAGTACTGCTCTGATAATATACTGCTGATGCACTATTTTCTTGCGGTAATGCACTTAATGATTGCCAGAATAAAATATTAAAAGTTTCGCTACTTGGTACATCTGAAATAGCTCTGTAATACACGTCTTGATATTCTACATAACTATTGATGTTATATGAAACATTAGCCGCCCAAACACTATGGCTAACAGGATCTCCGCCTACATTAACATTTTCTGTTGCACCGTTGAAATCTAGTTGTAATGTTTCAAAGTATCCTTTTTGCTTGTCAAATCCTCTTACTTTCCATCCATTTACTGTCTTTTCAATTATTACACCACTGTAAAAATTCCTTGATTTATATCCTGAATCATGTACATCAATTGTGATATTTTCATTTGGTAAAATAAGGTTAGTTGATGAGCCTGTTGCACTATATTGATCTAAAGATAATCTCATTGTATCTTTATCTACAAATCCAGCAAACCTATGGCCAAGTTTAATATTTAAAGTTCTAAGTTTTTCTGCAAATTCAGTTTCTATTTCTAATCCCTGAAACTTTAACCAGGAATCAATAAATTGTGTATAACCTATGTTAGATATCTTAAGGCCGTCGCTGTCTGTTTCGCCATGTACTTTAAAATCTGTTTTATCTGTAAATAGCCATTTTTTATTAGTTTCTGTACTGATATAATTTCTTCTATCTATTGTGGCTGTTTTTATCTTTACAGGGTCTGAGAACATTGTAGCAAATAATCCTGGTTTAGCAATTAACAATGCCTCTGCTACTGCAAATGGATAATCTGTAGAATATTTCCATGCATTTTCTACAGGAGCACCATCTCCAATTCTCCATTGGTTGTTTATATCATTTGATGTTGTTTGTGCTTCACTATAGGCACTAATTATAGCATTTGTGGCTGTTGTATCAAAAGTGCCGGCATTTAAATTGTTTTCAGTTATAGGTGTTGCAAAATATCTGTTTGCGTATGTTAATGTTGCTCCATTAAAGTTTTGCTCACCGCCACCCACATGATATGGGAACATTGGTTTTAGATTATCGTCATGAGTAAGTACATAATATTTAATTGCGGTATTTGGAGACTCTGGTGTTTTTCCATATCGCATATTAAATTTACCGTTTCCATCATTACCAACATATCCTGTTTGGCCCTGGTTAGTTCCTTTAAATTCGTAATCTTCTGTAAATTCACCAGTATGGGCTCCTTTACCGCCCATCACTGAATCCCTGTTGCCGGATTTTAATTCGAAGCAACTTTTAATAATTGAAATATTACTATCTGTGATGTCACCATTTACTGCCAAATTTGCATAACCATATGGACCATAAATTGGTAAGCCATCAAAAGCCCAGCCTACTATGCCTGAGTGTGTTGTCGAATTACCCCATGCTGTTTCACCTACTACATCTTTTGTTAATGTATAGTAGTATTGTACTCCGTTTGTAGTTGTATTGCCTAATGCAAATACACTTACTTCTGATTCTACTTTATTGTAGTGATAATTACTGTTATTCCAGGTATTAGAATCCTGTATATTGTAAATTGGTAGACCATTTATTGCTAAAGCAATAGCATCACTATTTTGTGCCTGATTTGCAACTGTAGTAATACTGGCTAAATTTACTTTTGGAATAGTGTAAGTTAATTCTTGATTTTTAGAAGGTGTGTATTCTATACTGCTATCAGATATGGTTACATTGTGATTTATAATATTATTACTTTTTACAAATACATTAGAAGAACTATAATTTACATTAATTCCGTCTAGTTTTAGAAAACTGGTTGTAAAATAACCCTGTGAAGTGTCTGGCTCACTATTAGTATAAGTTGGTGTAATAGTTGTTGCACCAGTGTTTGCAATATCATACGGTGATATCAATTTAGCATTTGCATCCACAGGAAGTATGTCTAGTAATCCTATTCTTCTATAGGGATTAAACTCTGACAATTTGTATATGCCATTGCTGAAGTTTTCTCTTGGACCTTGCCTAATTATACCCTGCTCTATGTCTTGCCACATAGGAGTATTACTACTGCTGTAATCAGTATAAACTGCTGTAATATATCTGGTATCCCACCATGTAGGTTTTTCTGTAAATCCTAGCATCTCCCATGGATGGGTGTTAGGTCTTACTGTGTCGTAATAGTATTCGTACCACCCCTTCCAGTAGCCAGGAATGTCAGTATTGCCTCTGTAATTCCAGGTAAATTCATTAGCCTGATCATAAAAATCATTAACTATTGGATCTACATTGTTTTCATTAGCCCAATCCTGGAAGCTCATATTTAACAAATCACTCCAGTCTGTGATTTCAAAATCTGTATTTCTAAAATATCCAGGTCTAATATTTACAGAGCTATAAAAACCTAAACTGTTTGCATCTCTGAATTCTTTTTTAGCACTATTGTAAATTCTATTTTCAAACTCTAAAACAATATCGTCTCTTCTATCACCAAACAATGGAGTTCTGGAACCATCATGTCCAATAATCAGTGTTTGTGGAGTTTGGAAACTGCTGTCTGTAACTTTTGAAGGCTGATAAAGTGGGTATAGTCCCATAGCACTAGGTGTTGGCGGACACTGGCCACTGTCTCTGTCAGCATCGTAAAATCTAAATGTTAGAATATCACCAGTATTAAAATCCGATATATTTAAAAGTTGTATAGTAATTGGATTATATGAGCTAATATTATAGTCCTCTCCAATACGCAATAGTGTTCTTGATGTACCTCTATCTTTATAAATTAGCAAACTGTTTTCAAGTTTTGACAAATCTGCATAATGAGTGATGGTATGCTCTGCGATTGAGGTGTCAGATATGGTGTGAGTTTCATCAAAATAGTTGTCACCAAATGGTATAATGTATGTTTGGTTAAATACTTTTCTTCCCACACTAAATGAGATAACACTTCTTAAAACTTTTTCTAAAATAAAATCATTTGTTTGATCTGAAATATCTGATGTATTAAAATATGTGGTTAATTCATTTAAGAATCTTTTCTTGTATTTGGAAAATTCTTTTTTGTTAAACCTTATTGCGTCTATTAAATTGTAAGGTTTGTCATCAAGTAAAAAAGCACCCAGTAATGTGTCTTGTGTGGTTTTCACAATATCAGTAGCAAATCTGGTTTCTTTTGTAGTGTTAGTAAAATTATTACTTGCTAATACATTTCCAGAAAACCCAACTTGTGATTCCATGTAATTAGTGAAGTGCTGTAAAAACTCTGGTTCAGATATTGTTGCTATTTCTTCATTAAGAGGATTTCTAGACCAGCTCAATGGTAATTCATATTTACTAATGCTATTTTCAGAAAATAACCCTTTATTTGATCTAACACTAACGTCTATTAAATCACCTTTAGTAAATGTAAAGTTGTTAAATTTAATATAACTATTTCCAAAATATGTAAAATCATTATTAGCAACATTATTAACTTTTACTCGTATATCATAACCACTTTGCATATTTGTATCTGCAATAGGCTCTGCACCACAAAAATATACTAATTGTTCCTGATCAACTTCCAAACTAGTGATTTGATAATGAGTATTAATTCTTTGCTTGTGTCTTTTATTACTATTTTTATAAAGTTTGTGATACTCTGTTTCAGGTTTTAATAACTTGTAATAATAGTATCCGTTAATTGTTGTAGGCGTTGTAGAACCAACTGCTGTGAAGTTGTAAGAGCTATTTGTTAAAAAGTTTTCGTATTCAATTTCACCTGAACTTTTAAAGGATTTAAAACTTAAAGGAAAACCATATTCTGAATCGTTGGCACCTGAGCCTAATTTATGTCCAAAAATTTTGTTTCCGCTGAAATTATTTAATGGGTATAATGTATTATCTCCCAGGTATGATTTGTCATCCCTGTATAAAGTAAATAGCGGCGGAGTAGATCTATTAGGTTTGCTTTGTGCTAATTCAAATCCAGATATTCCTATAAAATATTCTAAACCTTTATTATTTTGTCCTTGTGTAATAATAACAATATCATTTTTTTCTAATGTTTGGGTACTTGAAAATAATAAAGTTGATCCACTTGCATTTATAGTGTATATATTTTTACTAATTAATTCTGATTCATTAGGAAAAATACAAGTAAATGTTTTAGATACATCAGACACATCAATACCATCAATCATTTGTGACGTTGATAAATTATTTGCTTGTTCAAATGTAAGGGTGTCAATACTTAAATCTACACTGGCTTTATAGTTTATGCCATGATTGTACAACTCTAGATCTGCATCATATTCTAAAATAGGTCTTAATGATCTTTTTCCTGAATTAGGAATCCTGTCCTCTGCATCTAAATAATTTTCTTTTTTCCACCAAAAATTAGTTCTACTCCAAATATTTTTATTGCTTGAGCCTCTTCCTAATACAATATAATCTTTACCTGTTGTAAAAGAATATGGAGATGCTGTGCTGATTGTCTTATCTACTAATATAATTGCATCACCAACACCTTCAACAATATATTCTCTATCATTTACAATACTGGAAGATATTACATAATCTCCAGTAAATTTAACTACCATGCCATTTCTAAAAATTTTGTTTTGTGGTGTGGTGTAATATTTTTTATTTGTGATGTCTTTTTCCACATCAATATAGTTAGAGACATTTCCTGAAATACTTATTGGTGTTGGCCCACTATTATGAGTGATTGTTCCTCCTGATGTCCATGTATTAAACGATGAACTATCTAAAGGTACTCTGATATCTTTGTCTGTATATAACTTTAATGTTCTGGATGTAATTTTTTCAACATAATATGTTTGATTATTGACCTCTGTCATTCCCTGAACATCTGTTATTACTACTTTATCGCCTGTATAAAAATTATGGTCTTGATTTGTTGTAATTACAGCATTTGTACTCTGTGTTATATCCGGTACATAATTATAATCATCTATTGATGCATCATTAAGAAATGAACTTCCAGTAGTAAAGTTTCTGTTAGCAATATAGTAATTGCCACTGTGCAAAATTACATCATTTATTTTGTATGATGTATTTGCGGCCCAAGTATAAATGTCATGACAATTTGCTACAGTTTTAGGATCAAAATAGTATTCCTGGTAATTTATTAATTTATCTACGTTTATAGGTGGCAGGAAAGTCTGAAAATCTGTAGAAAATATTTTATCTTGATTTATAGTATTAGCACCATAAGTTTTTAATGTGTTAATGTATTCATCAAAAAACACAAAATCTTCACTTACACCAGTATTTAAATTGATTGTATTTACAGCAGGGCTTAAACTATAAAATGTTCTATTAATAGAAGGCTCTGCAATAAATGATACATCAACATTATGGTCACTGCTAGTTTTGTGGCCTATAAATCCTGAAATTGTTTCTGTAGATACTTCTGAAAAAAGTTGCTCAACAGTACTTTCAAAAAAGTTTTTTACTGCAATAGTCTGATTAACTAGTGGTAATTGTTCGTAAATTTTTGCCATTATCTATCAGTTCTCAATGTTTGAGAGTTAATTTTTTCTACAATAGTTATATCATTAACTGTTGCTGTGCTTAAAAATAATTCATTAGGTTCGGCTTTAACTTGAAAAAGGTCACCAAAACTTCCTGATGTGTTTTTAGGCAGTATAATTATACTTCCTATACTATTACCCATATTAGAATGTATATAACTAGATAGTTCTGTAAAGTAAAAGTTTTCACCAAACTCCCAATTATCCACAAAGAAATATGAATTAAATAAAGATATGATCTGTGATTTTATTTCATTATCACTTAATGTTGTTCCTGGTATTTTAACTACTTTAAATTTTGCCTGGAATTCTGGATCTGCATCTTCACCAAATAATATTTTAAATTTTGCACTTCTATAAACCAAAGTATCACTAGCATTTTTAAACTCGTTGAGGTTTTCAAATTCATTTGCAAGTTCCTCACTTGTAGGTGCTATAGGGTATGTTGTACCTGGAACATTTTTATATTTAGAAATTTGTGAGTAGTATGTGTCTGTGAGCACCAACATTTCAACAACATTACTAATACTAGGATCTATTCTCACATCATTAGGTGCTGTATGATTCCATTTAAGTATAACATTTTGCGGATCTACAACTGATGTGTCTTGAGTAGAAGCTCTTCCTTGCCTAACCAGATAATCCTGTGTTTCTATTAATGTAATTGTGGTGTTGTTTGTACTACTTCTGGTCATTTGATATGTCTTTTTATTTTCTGTGACATACACTACCATTCCATGATATCTATCTGAATTATTGTTAAGTAGTTGTGCAATAGCAACCGTATCAACAATTAAGAACTTTACAGTTTCCCAATTAGTAGGTGCATCATAACTTGCTGGTGACAAGAAGGCAGTATCGCTAAGGTTAATACTGGTTTCTCCTCTGTAATCTAAAATTTTTCCACTTGATGGTTTGTCGTATGTGTAACCATCGAAATCAGTATAGTATTCAAAAAATACTAAACTATTAGGCCCCACAAAATCATCATATTGCAGTGGCTCGTCTGGTACTAGATCTTCATCAGAGTCTATTGGTGCCACAATAACTTTTCTTGGATCGACGTAACCGTCTGGTTCTTTAAACGTGTCTGCTATTGTCCATTTGATATCTTTGTCTAACTTTTCTTTGTCGTTTAAATACAGAACTTTAAATTTATCTACACTATAGTTACTGCTACTATCTGATGCATGTAAAAATCCTGTAGGGTCTTGAACATCAGCATAATACAATGTTCCTGTTTGTGCAATATGATCTGCATTTGCTAAAACTATTCTGCCGGTTTTTGATGGATCTAAGAGCGTTCCACTTTCTCCATAAGTGTAAATGCTGGTGTTTCCACTAAAAAATTCAACTAATCCTGTGCTGGTATTTTCTTGTTTATAATTTATATTTCCATCAGCATCAAATAAATTGTATCCAAAGGTTGTGTTATCAAATTCTATAACTATATTTGCAGGGAAATGCTCTATTCTACCTGTAACATTAGCGATAGTAACATTTGTTCTAGTTTCAAATGCTGTGTTGTCTTCATAAAAAGTATTTAAGTGTATAGTGGCTTCATCTACAAATCTGTTGTTTGCTATAATGTTTGCTTTAGGTAATCCCTGACCTCTAAGCAAACCAAAATTACTTTGCCATTCACAGTTTATATCATACCAATAATAATTTCTACTTCTTAATGGTAACATAGGTACGGTTGTTTGAGGTAGATATGTTTGTCCAGTTTCCTGACTTTGCCAAACTTCACCTTTATTGTCGTCATCATTGTCGTACCATTTAAACACTTCTGTTACACCTGGCTTAGTGTTTAGTGTGTTAAAAGTAATTACATCTCTTACTGCTTTTGTAGTATTGTCTGTAATTTTAACATTTTTAACATTGTAAAATTTTAGACTTTCTTTGCTCTGTATTACATATTGTAATCCCCTTACTGTTACATTGTAACTGTAACTGGAAACAGATATAGGATTATATTTAAAATGTATTATATAACTAGCATCTGCATTTGTGCCTGAAGTATCTTTGGCATTCGCAAAACTGTAATCTGGTAAAACACCATTTACAGGTGCAGATAAATTGTTACTTGTAATAATATAGTATTCGTCTAGACCAGGATCATAACCTAATCCAAAATTTCTCTTGTTATTAAGCTCAGTAATAATTGCATTCTGCTCTGTTGCAGTAAATGTTTTTCTTAATGTAGCAATTACTTCTAATGCCTTCCAACCATCATTTATATTAGCACTAATGCTTATTGGTCCTGTAGATGTACTTAATCCACTAGATAATTGACCATTGTTATCTATTCTGGTAACTCTTACCCATTTATAATTACCAATGTTGTTTGGGTCTGCAAATTTAATAAAATTGTTTTCTTTAAACATAGATGTGTCTGCAGTGGTGTTTATAAGAACACTTGTTACAGCAACATTAGATTCAATAACTGTCTCAGTTAAGTATCCTGTAGTATTAACTGTTTTTACAGGTAATGTTTTCCAGTTTATTCTTTTTGTACTAGTGTCAAAAGTAGCAGGAGAGGTAGCAACAACATTTTTACGCATTGTGTTATAAACAAAATTATTTAAAGATTGATTTTTTAAATACAATGGTAAAATACTTGTAGCAATTTCAGATGATGTTGTGTTTTCGTTAATAGTAAATAATTCTGATACACTTTTATCATCTGCATAAATTACGCCATCTTCCGCATATGACTCAATACTTTGGAAAGTTCCTGTAGGGTCTGTTATATCAATATATCTGCTATGCCCGGCATGAGTTTTATTTGTTGCTTTTAACTTTCTTAAATTTGAAGATTGACTTGTGGGGAATACCTGATAATCTTGGGCACTCACCATTCTGTTTTGTGTATAAAATACCTCAGGTGCTCTTGTTTTTATTTCATTTAGAGACTCTGGTGGCAAACTGTTATTAACGGGCGATCTTAAACTAAAACTTAATGTGAGTGTGTGAGAATCACCACCGGCATTTTCGTAAGGTATATTGACACTAACATTTTGAACGTCTTCAGGTGATATCGTATATGATTCAGGATCACTTGTTCTATACCATATTCTAAAAACTCCGTTTGGAATATTACCAAAATTGCCATCAGGGAATTTTATTCTTACTCCAGCATTATCTATATTTTCTGTAGAAAATAGGTTTCTAGATCCTAGTTTTAGGCTATTATAGTTTAGTGTTTGGCCAACAGTATTTGGAATCTTTGTCCATTGGTTTAATATTGTGCCACCTGTTGTAATTTCTTGAACCCAAACATCAGTTTCATTGATACTTGTAACGTTTAAATCTTGTGTTCTGCTTACCACAGGTATAGTATAATTTACATCTTCAAAATTAAGTACGCCTTGTTTAAATAATAAAAAGAATCCTGTGTTATTACTAGAAATTCCTTTGCCGTCATTTCTATAAAATAAACTAAAATCGTTTAATGGATTAGGATGTTTTTCATAAAAATACTTACCATCATCAAAATCACCATTAACAATTTCACAAGCTCTACTTACGCCATTTGTATTAATATTAAACGTATATGAAATAGGCGATCCTATAACTGTGTTTAGATTATATTGTTCTGTAGGTATTCCTGCTATTTTTCCTTCTTTAACAGGTGCTGTAAATCTGTTTGTGGTACTCATTGCAGAGTTTAAAATTAATATAAACTGTTCATAACTATCAGGATTATTTGCATCGTCCCAAAATACTCTTGTATTTGATAACTGATTTCCTGAGCTATCTGTTATATTTTCAGTTGTTACTATAGATGTTAATTTTACTAATCCACTTGCTGGTAAATTTCTTTTGGGGTTATATCCCAACATTCTGGCAAGTTTAAAAATTGAGTCTCTTCTTTCAGCAGTTTCTAAAAAGTTTTCTCTGGTATTGATATCCATTCTGAAAGAAATACTGGTGCTTAAAAACGCAAGTAATTCTAAAATCGCTATAAATTCAGAACTTTCGATATAGTCGTTAAAGTTTTCTGGGAAGTTTGTTCTTATATAATCCACTAATGTGGTTCTTATAGAATCAAAGTCATAAGCCTGAAAATCTACCTGGCTAAATGCCTTGTATGCCACCTTCCAATCTTCTGCGGCAAATAAATTATTTTGTCTATTTACTGTTGCCATTATTCATCTACACCTTTTGTTGCATATTCTAAAAATAGAACGTCTTCGCTATCTAACAAAATATACTTAATTTTTACCTCTGCCTGGATAGCATGGTCAAGAATTAATATATTTACGTCTATTAGCTCTGCTCTTGGGTCTGAACCTACTATTCTTTCAATATCTTCTTTTATAATTTCTTCTAAATCTGGAGTTTGTGGTTCCATGAGATAGTCCCATATCACACTTCCAAATGTGGGTCTCATTATTCTTTCACCTAATTTGGTATAGAAATGATTTAGTAAATCTCTTTTTACAAGTTCTGCGTCAGTTAAAGTATAGGGTGCCCTGACCTTATTAACTGTGCTAAATCCTTTAAATAATGTTGCCATGCAAGTATTTATCATATTCATTATAACAAGTTTTAATTTTTACTTGACTTATATAGATTTACATGTATAATGAATTCATGAAAAATGTGATCTATATACACGGTGCTAATGCTGATCCTGATAACTTTAATTATTACACTTTAAAGTTGCCAGAGCATAACTTTATACGCCCTGCATATAGTATGGACGAAGACCCATACGATTTAGTAGAAATTCTGCGTATTAGAAAAGAGCGAGAGTTTGGAAAACAGCCTGTAGTATTAGTAGGACACAGTTTTGGCGGGCTTCTTGCGGCTTGGTATGCTAGTGTTTATCCCAGAAAAGTGAGTCATTTAGTTACAATAGCAACTCCCTGGGAGGGTACTCCGGTAGCCAGAATTTTTGGTTATTTTTGGAGAAATTCTAAGATGTTTCAAAACACAAGGCCGGGTGCGGAAGTATTACAATTATTACAGGAAAAAACCTTTAGTGGTAATCACACAAACATAGTTTGTACAGCAGGTTCTAATCCTGTTGCAGGTCTAGGAGGCAAAGCAAACGATGGCATGATCACAGTGGATAGTCAAGGTGCTACACCACCAGGATTTAAAAACAGTAAAAATATCACTATAGAAGCAGGTCATAGTAGTGTTTTGTTAAATAATAGTGTAACAGATATGTTACAAAAAATAATATTTGAGGAATAAAATGGCTATATCATCTTTAAACAATACATTGGAAGAAGAATTGAGAGTTATGTTAATTGATAAAAACAATGAGTGTGCGTCTTTAAGAGCTCATATTGAATTACTAGAAAAAGCAGTTGCTGAAGAGCAAGAACAAAAATACAGGTTACTTGTTGAAAATGCAGATCTTAAAAAAGAACTCAGTAATAAATAAATTATTCTGTAATACCCATTTCTTTGTATTTTCTTTCTTTAGCAAGTTTTAGTTGAGACCTCAATTGGCCGAATGACAAGTTTTTATTTGGTCCGGCAAGTCCCATTTCTTCAAGTGTTAAATTAAGCCAATCAGGTGTAGTAAATAACTCGCATTCATATTCTCTTCGTTGAACATAATCTGGTCTTACTACTATGTCAGAATCTGCTCCTATTCTGCCTGTTCGCCATCTTTTCATACACTTTGGTACTTGATCATAATTTCCACTGTTTAATTGTATAAGACATTCACTCCTTGCAAAGTTTCTTATACCTATATGGCTTACAAAACTGGTAAGAGCAAGTGTTTGATTTTCACTTATATCTACTGTAATAAGCTCTGCAATTTGTTTTTTTGTAGATTGTAAAGTACTCATTAGCCCAAGTCTTTGTCCTACAGGACCTATTCCATTGGAAATATCTACAATTTTAGTCCCTGATTTTCTGTCTGTAAATATTAAACTAGGACCATCTACAGTTGTATCTATTCCTTTTTCTGATAACTTTGATTTTACTTCTACAAAATTTTGACTAGTTATTCCCATACTGCCATGAGCCTCACCTGTTACAGGATCTATACTAGAGGCAAATCCATCGGCCTGACCTGCAAGTCTTTGAGCATCTGTTTTTAAACCCTGTATTTTACCTGATAATTCATCTGCCTTAGACTTTAGAGCATTTACTTCATCTACAACTCCGGTAATCTTGTTTTTCATTTCTTTTACTTTTTCAAGATTTAAATCTAGAGGAAGATCAAATCCGTCTAAACTGAATTGTCCTAGTCTTGCTTCCATCTCCTTAAGTTGTTTTTTAATACCCACAATCTTATCACCTAATGCATTACCTGTTGGTATTCTGAATGCAGGAATGGCTATACCCATAGCCGCCACTAGTCCATCTAGATTTTTTATGCTGGTTAAACTTTGCAAACTTGATGGTAAAAAATTACTTAATTTGTCTTTAATGCCTTCCATGTTTGGAACCATTCCTGTTACTTTATCTATTGCACCACTAATTGCAGTACCTGTACCACCCACTTTATCAGAAACACCACCAATTGCTCCTGAAATTGCATTTGCTCCCTTTACTACACCTGACTTAGCATCTTTAAACCCGTTTCCTTTTTTATCACCTTCAGGTGTTACAGTATCTGCTGGAGAATTATCTTCTGGACTAATTTGTCCTTCCATGGTTTCTGCATCTGCATTCATATCTTCGCTTATAGATTCAGGGTCTTCTGTTTGAGGATTGTAAGGAGCATGACCGGCATATGGTTCTGCTGTTACAAGTGTCTGCACAATAGTTTTAATTTTTGGCCTTTCGCCAGGTCTTTTGCCACCACTAGTTAATGCAACTTGGCCTTCTCTATCATACTCTGGAAATTCGCTAGATTGGTCTTCTTGTTCGTTACCTTCTATTGCTGGTGCAGTTACTTTTAGTGCATCGAATGCCACACCCTTAATTTTTGCCGCTATCTCTTCACCTACAGGCGTATTTAATCTTATCATTGCACCTGCTATACCTACGTCTGTTCCGCCTTTAATACCTACAGACAATGGAGAGTCAATACCTATTGTACCAGCCTTAGCAGTAATATTAACTCCCATTAGATTTGCTGATATGGCTGTTCCTAGACCACTTTCTGTTTTAATCATACTACCTGCATTTATATCAACGTCGCCACCTATTGCAGATAACTGAGCATTACGGGTTGCTAACATTCCCATATCTGCGGCCGCATGGAAGTTTATGTTACCTCCAGTTCCTTCTGTAGGCAGTCCTAGTTTAGCAAGTTTTGTTTCTTTCATTTCGCCGTCAATATTATCTCCTGCGGCTTTTATTCGAATATTTTGCCCGGCTTCTATATTGATATCATAATCAGCACGTAGATTGAAATTCTTTTTAGCACGGAAATTTATATCTCCATCTCCAAAAAAGTTGATATTTCCATTGCAGTCCAATTCCATCCAACATCTACCGTCTTTGTTAATCATGTAAATTGTGCCTGTGACATCGTCTAGTAATATTTGTTGTCCTTTTCCTGATCTCAGTCTTACCATAGATGAGACAGGATCATCATCCATTACAAAACTATGTCCAGCACCTGATGGAAGACCTTTTTTATGTCTTGGGCCTTTAGACAGAATACCTAAAACATTACTAGGAGTATCTCTCCTAGCACCTTGTGTTCCAGGACCTCTAATAGGGTCGTTTGCTAAACCTTGTCTGGTAATTGCTTCTGATATATCATGATGTATAGGTCTTAATACGTCTATATGTCCTTCTTGGCCGGAGTATTGATTTTTTTCTGCTGTTGGTAAATTAAAGTCTCCTCCCTGAAAACTTTTTCCTCCTGGAAGCCCTGGTACCATATGATTAAACTCTGGCTTGAGAACGTGGCTTATAACGTAGCCATGTTTCATGTTTCCGTCTGCGAAAGCAACTAATACCATGCTACCAACATCAGGTGGTTGAAACCACATTCCATAACTTTGTTGTGTGTTTTCGTATTTTTCCGTATCTTCTGGTTTTACAACTACATTAGGAGATATTCCGCCAAAAGGTGTAGAGAATTGAACTTTCTTGATTGACTTTACACCTTGGCCGGTAGATCTATATAGTGCAGGAATTTCTACTTCAATGCTACCAGTTAAAAAATCGTCTGTGTTATTAACCACTTTGGCAAGATATATGCCATGGGTTAAGTTTGCATCTTTTTTAGAGTCTGGTCTGGTTGTTGTTGCACCTAATATAGATTTACTGAAATCACCTTTTGCCATGTTTATCCTCCTGATGGACCATTAATTGGAATTGTGATGCTATAATCTACACTTCCATCTGCCTTGATAGGATGTCTTTTTCCATTTTCATACCACGTACCATAAGGATAATTTTTATAATCTGAGACGCCTAGATCTTCGTTCTTAGTCCTTTCTGTTCTGGACCTTCGATTATCATTGGTCTGTTTGGCATCATAGTTTGCTCTCCAGGCATCGTATTCTTCCTTGGTAATATCACCTCTTGCCAATAAAGCGTCTGCTTTTTCTAATCTGGTTGAACCTCTATTTCCAGTTGCAGTGGATCCTCTGGCATCTATGAATCCATTCACTCTGGCAATATTGCTTCTTGATCTAGGATCCGTAGCAAGAGCTTCAGATTCTGTAAGTGTTCCGTCCTGAGTTTTAGAGGTCCTGCTTTGTCTAAGGACATCTGCCTTTTCAAAATTACCAGTTATTCTGTCTGTATTTCTAAGATCTATTGACATTTCTTTAACACAATTTATATCGCAATCATATACACCACCGTTGAACCTATGTAATACAGTTTTAAGTTGATAAACACCTGATATGAAATATGAGGTGCCATCACCTTCTTTTTGCCATAAACCCGTATTATTGTCTTCATCATCAACATCTGGGTCAAATAATCTAGGTGAGTTAAGGCTAAACACCAAATAATTTTCGTTTTTTAATGATGCTGTATATTCTTTATCTTCCTTGTCATCAGATTTATCTGCATCTTGTCCGCTTATAAGTTGATTTTGACCTGGTTCCAAAGGCATTCTACCTAACCAATAGGGATCACCTCTGACCGTCATGTCTAACTGCATCATAAAATCCACTGCTTGATGCTGATGATACAAATATGTAAATAAATTGTTTTTAATGCCGTTGTATGTTCCCACATTAGCAAAACCATCTTTTGTTTGAAAATTAGCTCTTTGAGCACCTAAATTAGGAAATTTTTCTTTTACATCTTCCACTTTGTCTGGGTTCAGTAAAAATCCGCTACCTGTATTTGTTTTTTTAGACATCTCGCCTAATCTTTCTGTATATACATTGTTGCCTATAAGATCGCCTCCATAAACAAATCCAGATGACTTAGGAGAAGATATGTCTGTTTCAGTAGATGATCCTGATTGTGCGGTGGCTTTTCTTTGAGCAGTTAAATTGTCTGCTATTGCTTGTGCTGTTTGTGAATTATTCAGTGCGTTCTTAAGTTTTTCTGCCGCCTTTCCATTAATGTTAGTTACCAGATCTTTTATTTCGCTATCCAATAAATTTGCGGCTCTTCCTATGTTGCTAACAAGTTCTTCACCTTTTGACAACAAGTCTTTAAGTGAAGAAAAGAATCCCTTACCACCAGATTCCTTTTTCAAGGTTTCTAGTCCAGCATCTTCAAGACTTTCGTTTGTTGGTTTAGGCGCACTTTTTAGAATGTTTTCTGCATTTAAACTGATGTCACCAAGTGTTCCTCTTTCAGGGGGTAATAGTAAAGCAAGTCCTTCTTTGTATGTGATATCTAAATTTTTAATTTGATCGTTTCTGCCTGTAAAAATATATTCGTATGCTTTTCTGACATTCATCAATCTCAGATTTGTTGTGGCTTCTTCTTTAGACAAATTATTGTTTTTTTCTACTTCCCAGGGAAATATGGCATAATTTCTTGAACTTGTTTTATATGTCCTAGGAATAAAGACAGCCTTTTTGTTGTATTCTTTTTTGCTTTCGTTATATTTGCCATATTTAATATATCCTTCCACCTGATACCACATAATTTCTTTTGTGGCATCTACTTCTTCTTTTGTAGGATCGTTTATATCTTTGGTCCTGGTTGCATTTTGCATAAATTCGTTGTTCATGGAAAGCAAAATACCAACAACTTCTTTAATTGTCATACCCTGCTTTAGATCTATAGTAACTGGATTCACCTCAGGATTTTTTTCTGTGTCTTCTCCTTTTGCTTTTTTGGGTTTAGCAATAGCGTCTATGAAATTTGTATTCCCATCTATAGCACTTCGGAAGGGACCTCCAATAGCATTATTATTTTCAGTCTTAGGCAGGTTGTATTTCTTGAGAAACTCCTCACTTTTAGATTCAGCCTCTTTGCGTTTTGCTTCATTATCTTCTGCTACAGTTGGTGATTGTATTTCCGATAAACCTTCGCTTTTTTTAGAGCTGATAGCCTTGGCTACTGTTTCTGCTCTACCAATATCAAGGCTTTGGTCTTTTATTTTTAACCCTGATACTCTTGTAGGCAATATAAATCCAAAATCTATTTCATAAGGAGATGTTCTTGTTGCTTCATTAACCTTACCTCCGGAATTGTCTTCAACAGCCGCTCCATCAGTTTTTCTATGGTACGAATTAATTTGTTCTTTTAAATCTATTAGCATTTCTCCAATGGTAGAGCCTGTGATAGTGTAGTTTTTTAATAGTCTAAAATAGTTATCAGTACCTGAAACGTCATCTTTATTAACACATTCGAAATCATACTTGCTACCTGCTTGACTGATATTCATGCTGAAGTTTTTCATTATTAAAGGTAATACAAACGGTCCTGCAATAGTAACAGGAGAACCACCTTTATCTACGTCCCATTTTTCTGAGTTCAGATCAGATTCTTCATAACCTACAAAATTAATTTCTAAAAACAAAGGTACGTCGGGTGCATCAGGAGGAGCACCTAAATATGTTTTTGCTTTTACAATCTGATCTGGAAAATCTGCGGCATTAGGTTGCGTGATTGTAAAATTTACAGTGGAGATTTCGCTGGTGCCTTCAGGGCCAGGTACCACCATAATTTCCAGATTATCTATTCCTACTTCAGTAACACCTGTTTGAGCAAGTACAACTGTGTGTTCAGGATCTGCTCTTACACAATCGTTAAGGTAGCCTTTACCTGTGCTCTGATAATCTCCAACTTTACCACTGTTATTTCGTGCTTCTTCTCCACTGGTATCATCTGGATTTGGTTTTTCTTGATCAGGGTTCCTTATTTTTGCATTACTATAACCACTATCAGGAGGTATCATGTATAGTTTTAGATTATACGTTGGGTTGTCATATTTGTCTAAAATATTGGCTAATACACTACCTACAAATTTATTGTTTGTTTTGTTTGCATCTGTTTTTTCTTTAACACTCTCGTCTATTTTATTTTTTTGATCTTCTTCGTAGGTATTTAAAAATTGATCAAGTTCTGAATATAATTCACTACTATGTTTGGTGGCATTTAATTTATAGGTGTTTCCTTTCGCGTCGGTAATTGTGTATATTCTTCTTAAATTAACAGACTCGCCTGTAATTACATCAACTCCATTTACTCGATATGCATCTCTTGAATAGTCACCAACTGTGAATCCCAGATTACTCAATCTTGTTGCTGTGTCCCTGTTATCTAAGGCCATTTTAATTTCCGCCAGTTGCTAGTTTTACTGACTCACCTGAAGGCAGGATAATTGTAACACCTGCTCTGAAATCTCTAATTGGGTCGATTAAAACATCAGGATTTCTCAATGCAAATACCCACCATAGTTCTGTTGTTCCATATAATTTATAAGCAAGTAAATCTGGTCTGCCATCTACGTCTGCTGTTATTTTAAATTTTTCGTCATAAGCACTTTTTCTAATTTTAGGTAAAGAATTTACATCCAAAAAATTGCCTAAAGTACCAGCACTTCTTAAAAAACTTTTATTACTATGAAATTTTGCCATTAAATAAATCCATCCATGTATTGATTGCCCGAGGTAAGGCCAGTGATACTGAATTTTTTCCTCAATTTGTGCGGAGTATAACTTGGTGACAAGTTAATAGACACCAGTGCTGTTGTTGGAACATAAGTCACTGTATCTTTACTACCTATCTTGTAATGTACAGGAACGTAATCTATTTCTTCACTATACTGTATGGAATAGTCTTTTACTATAACAGGCACCTTATTAAACCCGTGTTCTCCCAGATACTCAAAAAGTAAAACTGGAGGTGGTGTTCCTGCTAATCCTTGTGCTACTGCGGCATCACCGGAATAACTTTTAGTAACAATTTTTAAAAAATGAAATATTGCTAAAAGATATCTGGCTTCGTCTATGTTATTAGCAGTAAATTCTGATGTAATGGGTAATTCTGGCGGTCTGCTATTATTGTATGCATATAAAGGATAATTCATTCCCTGTAAATCAAACTGCTCATAAGTCGCACCTGCTGATACAAATATCTGAGGTGTGTATTGCCAAATCATTCCGCCTGAATCTATAATAGGCTGTAATATATTTGGAGTTGTTTGTTTTTTCCCTTCACCAGAATCGATTGCATAAATTTGATTAGCACCGCCTGCCTTGGGTCTCAGTCTTGCTCTCCAGTCATAATTTTTTGCTACAGCATCTTGCTCAGGTATTTCAAATTGAGATGCCTGATTGGTTTGCTGTAATAATTGATCTCTTAGTTGTAATTCACTTAAATTCCTTGCACCAAATAACAAGTTTGAATCAGGATTACGTGGTGGATTATTTAATCCTGGAATCCATTTTCCTAAAGCAGTTTGACCTAATAAAGATCCAGCCAGTCTTCTAGCGAATGGATTTTTTATACCACCAATTTTTTGGTTTGCTTTATTTCCTAAATATCCTGAAATTAAACTTTTTAATGCCATTCAGTCTCCTTTTACTATATTTATCCATTTAATTAAAACATATTTTAATATTTCCTATAAAACTTTCCAGTTTTTCCCAAAACGGGTAAATATCGTTTGACATACACTAAAGACTGTGTATAATACCACAATATAAATGAACGATAATTTTGAGGAGAGTTAATGGCACAGCCTATAAAAGTAAACTATCTTAATAATAAAGATATTCTAAAAGAAATTCACAAAAGCAAAATGAGTTACTGCTGGTTAGCAGATGACAAATATAAAGATTTTGATATCATTCTTAACGATGTAAGTAAAATAAACAGAATCAGCATTAAAGCCGCAAAGGAAAACAAAGCCGCAAAAATGCAGTATGATGCTTATCAGGCCGCAATGGCAGAGCATGACCCCAAGGATTACAGAAACAAACCCAAACAAAAGGAATTTGCTGTTGATATCAAGGACATAGATACTGAAGATTTAGTTTTTCGAGTAATGACAATGGAACACATTCCAGAAGCACCTGGCAGAAAGAAAAATCCACGTAATGAAGCAGAAACCAGAGAAAAAGTAAATTTTCCTCCTTTTAAGCATTATGCATTTAAAGGAAAAGAAGTTGTAGAGGTATCAAGAAGTCATTGGAGGGGCAGTTTAAGTAACGGCCACTTTAGTGCAGATCATGGCCAAATCACAAACAAACTTGGTACCATGTTTTTAAAACTAGTGGAAAGATATAGTCACAGAGGCAACTGGAGAGGATATACTTATGTAGATGAAATGCGAGGACAAGCATTATTGCAATTAAGTTATATTGGACTACAGTTTAATGAGCAAAAATCAGATAACCCTTTTGCTTATTATACAGCCGCAGTTAATAATAGTTTTACCAGAGTACTTAACTTGGAAAAAAGAAACCAAACAATTAGAGATGACATTTTAATTGAGCAAGGTCACTTACCAAGTTACGGCAGACAAATTCAACACGAAAACGAATTACGTGAATTAAGAGACGCCGCAATAGATAACGAAATTACAGACATTAATAACTAATATATGAGCCAACTGTTTAAAACAGCGGCTTGCTTTACGGATATTCATTACGGTTTAAAGCAGAACAGCCGTTTGCATTTACAAGATTGCCACAGGTACATAGACTGGTTTATTGCAGAAGCAAAGGCCAGAAATGCAGAAACCTGTATTTTCCTCGGTGATTGGAATCATCACAGAGCCAGTATCAGTGTTGCAACTATGAATGCATCTATTAAGGATTTTAAAAAATTAAATGATGCATTTGAAACTGTTTATTTTATAACAGGTAATCATGATTTATATTATAAAGATAAACGTGAATTAAACAGTATTGAGTATGCTAGAGATCTGTCAAATTTTGTAATGGTTGATGAGCATTTTTTACAAGACGATGTTGCTATTATTCCTTGGCTTGTAGGAGATGAATACAAACAAGTTGCAAAGATGCAAGTTAAGTATATGTTTGGTCATTTTGAATTACCATACTTTAAAATGAATGCAATGGTGGAGATGCCAGACCACGGTGGTGGTATAAACGACAAAATGCTAAGTGGGCCAGAGTATGTGTTTAGTGGTCACTTTCACAAAAGGCAGTTTAAAAATAATATACATTATATTGGAAATGCTTTCCCACATAATTACGCAGATGTAGATGACAACGAGAGGGGTGCCATGTTCCTCACATGGGGAGAAGAACCTTTGTATGTGAATTGGGCAGAGTGTCCTAAGTATAAAGTATTCACACTTAAACAGTTATTAGATAATCATCAAAATTTATTGGACGAATATACTTATGCCAGAGTAAAACTAGATGTCAGTATCAGTTATGAAGAAGCAAATTTTGTAAGAGAAAAATTTGCAGAGCAATATGGTGTTAGAGAGTTACAACTTATACCTATTAAAGAAGAGGAAGAATTTGAAGGCGGAGAAATACAATTTGAAAGTGTAGATCAAATTGTACTTGCACAATTAGACACAATAGAAAGTAATACTGTAGATAAAACTGTATTAGTGGAAATTTATAATAGTTTAGAAATATAATGTTACAAATTAAGAACGTTTCAGCAAAGAATTTTATGAGTGTTGGCAACAACACACAGGCAGTAAATTTTGATAACTGCCAACTTACTCTTGTATTAGGTCATAATCTGGATATGGGAGGAGATGGTAGTAGGAACGGCACAGGTAAAACTACAATTATCAATGCTCTTAGTTATGCCTTATATGGCGAAGCTCTTACAAATATCAGAAAAGACAACCTTATAAACAAAACAAATGGCAAGGGCATGATGACCACTGTGGAGTTTGAAATACAGGGTAAAAAATACAGAATAGAACGTGGCAGAAGACCCAATGTATTAAAGTTTTTTATTGATGGAGAAGACGCAATTAGCGAAGAGCAACAAGGCGATAGCAGAGAAACACAAAAAGAGATAGAAAAAATTATTGGTTTCCCTCATAATATGTTTAAGCATTTAATTGCATTAAACACTTATACTGAGCCTTTCCTTGCCATGAAAAACAACGATCAAAAGGACATGATAGAGCAATTACTGGGTATAACAGAGTTGTCTCTTAAAGCAGAAGTGTTAAAAGAAAGGCAAAAACACACCAGAGACAGTATAAAAGAGGAAGAAATCCGTATAAATGCTGTAGAAGAAAGCAATAAACGTATAGATAAAAACATACAAGAGATAGAAAGTCGCAGTAAGGCTTGGGAAATTAACAAGGAAAATAAACTAACTGAGCTGGGCACAGCAATAGTGGATATGGAAAAACTTGATATAGACATTGAGTTAGATAACCATAAATTAAAAGCAGAATTAAAAGAGAAAAGAAGTACTAAACTAACACTGGATACTGAATTAAACAGGCTGGAAACCAGTTTAAACAGAAGCCATGATAAACTAAATCAATTGGAAAGTGATTTAGAAAGTGCTCTAGCAGGTGTATGTCCTGCATGTGAGCAACCTACTGCACATTTGGATACACACGAAACTTACACACAAGAAGTAAGAGATAAAATTGTTGCAGAAGAGGAGTACAACAAAGAGTTATCAGAAAGACATCAGGAAGTATCAGACGCTCTGCAAGAGTTTAGCGATATAGAACAAGAGCCTGTAACAACTTACAGCACATTGGAAGAAGCACTACAACACAAACACAATTTAGAAACTATACACAGTCAATTATCTGACAAAGTAGAGGAATTAAATCCATACATTGAACAAATAGAAGGTTTGCGAACAACAGGTATTCAGGAAATCAGTTTTGATTTAATGAATGATCTGACACATTTACAAGAACATCAGGACTTTTTATATAAACTACTAACCAGCAAAGACAGTTTTATCAGAAAGAAAATTATTGACCAAAATATTGCATATATGAATCACAGACTAAGTTATTATTTAGAGAAACTTGGACTACCACATGATGTTAAATTCAGTAACGATTTAGGTGTCGAGATTACTGAATACGGTAGAGACTTGGATTTTGATAATTTAAGTCGTGGAGAACGTAACAGACTGATACTTGGATTAAGTTGGGCATTCAGAGACATGTATGAAAGTTTAAACAGACCAATGAACCTGATGTGTATTGATGAACTTGTTGATAGTGGTATGGACAGTATGGGTGTGGAAAATGCTCTGGCAGTACTGAAAAAAATGCACAGAGAACAAGGCAAAAATATCATGCTTATTTCACACAAAGAAGAACTTATAGGACGTGTTAATAATGTATTAACTGTGGTAAAAGAAGGCGGATTTACAAGTTATAACACAGATACAGAATATGTTGGTTGATATTAATTTAGGTGAAAATGCAGAATACACCTTAACTTACAAATTTTTCGATAACAGAGTTGCTACCAGAATATGGGAAAGATTTAAAGAACAAGATTACCCTGTAATTAGTCCAGACAGATTTTATGGTTTTGGTGAAACCAAACAGGAAGTAGAACACTCTTTAAAGGATTGTGTTAAGCAATTAAAATTATTAAGGCCTGAAATTGTTATAGAGTCCATGGACTTAAATCACCTGCACGACATTTTTGCTTCTACACATTACGAATTACAAAAAGAAAAATACCCGTCTCAAAAACTTAACGATCTTTTAGTTAAGTTGAATTATACGATTCACCACTTAGAAGACATTTCCAGACATGCCAAAAAAAGATTTATAACATGTACGAATGACCCTGGAGAGCCACTGCAAGATACGGACTATGATTTATTCACACCTGATTTAAAAAAGAACTGGTTATATATGAATTACCCACATGTTGGCAAACACATTATGGCTATCTTTAATGATGGCGATATAGACATTCCTGAAGACCAAATACAACCTACTAGTATATTAAAAAATGATTTGGCTGGTTGGTTAGATGATGATGTATTTGCAGGTAAAAGGTATCTGTTAAACTTAAACAGATTCCTGGCAAAAATACATAACAAACTGCCTTATACAATAGGCGATAAAAGACTGGCAATCGGAAAGATTCCGTTAGGCAAATTAACACACGAGCCAGATTTATCGGAAATAAAGAAATATCGCTTTATACATTCCATAAAAGCATATTAATTAGGTCCTTCGGACCTTTTAAGTCTTCGTCAATTCGTTTCGTTTCACTCAACTCATTTACTCGACTTAAAGTGTTTTCGTTATCATGTATGGAGGAGTCATAATTCACCTATACAGGCGAAAAATGAGTCATCATGTGATGGCTTCATCATCTCAATCTCGGGTGCTACTAGGAGGCGGTGAGCCTTATCCCCCCTTACACTACCGTCACTGGTATCTCACGGGAACCACATTACCTGGATGAGTTTAGTTTTGTGGCTAACAGGTTGCTTTCTCAGAGCCTGTATCTTTTAATACTGTTTGTCGTGTTTCTGTATCTCTTTAAACGCCATACATCTCTAAATCTCGCACCGGGTGTTTCCATTGCCGGATTGTCGAAGAGCCCGATATTATTCGCCTCGGTAGGGTGGTGTATGGTCCTATGTGTGTGCCTTGATGTGAATTGTGTTCTAACTTGCGTTTTAACACACCTACTTATAAGGTCTTTAAGGCTTCCTTAAGGATTTTTGAACCACCTACTCTGACGTTGATGATTCCGTTATAATAGTCGTCAGTTTCAAGCACTCGCCTTTCAAATTGCTCTCTAGCCTCTAAGTAACTTGCAACTCCTCGGCTAGGACAATAATATAATATTTCTCTACGAAATTTATCTTCTCCTAGTTCTAAAACATCTGCATTTAAATGATCACTACTACCCCAATAAGTACGCCAATCACTTTCTTTGTAACCACGTCTTTTGTTCTTTTTGCCTTTTAATGGAGGTTTAGTAGTTTTAAATTTTGCTAATTTTTTGCCAATATATTTTTTATCGTTGGTTAAATTTGTTATTAGATATACAAATGCTTCGCAGTCTTCTGGAAGTTCTGTTATAAGTTTGTCTTTATAATACCAACTCATTATAATTCTTCAGTACCTTGTTGTCCATTTTTCTTCTTGATAAAATTATTCAATGTCTTCATAAAGAGAACTCTTTCTTCATAACTTAGGGTCCATGCTTCTGAATAACTTATTTTACCTTCAGAATAAATCACCATTTCCATTATATTGGTTGTTATGGCCGTGGAATCTTTTTTGAGCTTCTCTAGGTAACTGACAATTTCTTCAGGTTCGGCTCGAGCTAGGAAGCCATGAAAAAATTTACAGGGTCAAATCCTATGGGTGCTGTAAATATTTTTTCACACTTTTCACATTCAAATTGCATATCTTTGTTAATACCAATTTGATTAAGTTTGCCTACTGATTGATCTACTGCTTTACCAATTCCTGCCTCACAATTATCTAAAAATTCTCTAATGTGGTCTCGGTCAGTAATTACAAGTTTTTCTGAGTCTTTTTCTATTTTAATAGAATGTATGGCATCTAAAATAAGTTGATAATTCATGTCAGCCATTTTTCTAAAATTTTGGTTAAAAACTTTCAGTTTGTCCATATCATTTTCCATTTCAGCCAATGTTTGAAGGCTCCTGGTTGTCTGGAAACTGGCTATACCTGCCTTGATTGTGTTTGCGTATTTAAAAGGTTTTAATTCGATAGTTAAACCTTGTGGTGTTGGAACACTATAAATTTCATCTAGTTCATCCATAGTCTCTAATGCTCCTTCCACACTTGCTACACCTGTAACTGTCTCCTGACACTCTGGACAGGTTGCTGAAACTTCCATATCGTCACCGTTTGTAGCACCCTGAATTGCAACCAGCAATACATCAACGTCGTTTGTGATCATTTCTCTGGGTTGTTTTACATTAGGTACGCAACTGGTAATTAATTGTGTAATTGCTTCTCCGTTTAAAAGTGCATCTGGATTTTTCATCATAACTTCGTCTTTTGCAGTCATGGGAAAAACAGGAAGTTCGCCACTTTCTGGATACTCCACTATGTCTTTTGTGTAAAATTTACCGCCTGTGGGCAATTTTACATATAATTTGGGCGATCTAAAATATTCGCGTAATGGGTTTGGTGTATTTGACATCTATTAAAACTCCTGTTTATAAATAGGATAAATATACAAGTGATACTATCTCTATACCTGAGTATTTATCACCATTAAAACTAGTGTTTATAGGAAAACTGATCTAATGGCAGATATTAATTTTACAGATGGCGGTGGCAATAGCCAAACCCTGCCCCAATGGGCAACAGAAGCCACTCTGAACAGATTGGTAGAGGCCTTAATTGGTAAAACAGAAAAAAGCACAGAAAGTCTAACCAAAGCACTCAATAAACTGACTGATGTCAGAATACCCGAACTAGATGAAACTTTTGATGAATTCAAAGAAGAACTAGAAGACGTTACAGACGTTTTAGACGATATTTCACAGTCTAGCCTAAACTATCAAACTGTGATGGCAAAGGCCGGCGGATTATTTGGTAGTGCTATTGATAAAATTGTGGGACTTTCTCTGGTTGCTCTGGGTACAGCAACTACACTTATTACTACAAAATTTGATCAATTAGGAAACACATTTAACTCTCTTAGCCAATCTGGTTTAGCATTAGAAGGCAGTACTGCAATGAACGTAGCCGCCTTTAATGAACTGGGTATGAGTACAGAGAAGGCATCCAGATTTATGTTGGAGAATGCACAGGCTGTCAGAGTTTTAGGGCAAAATGCCACACCAGGTCTAGTTGATGCATTTTTGCAACTAACAAATAATGGTATAGATTTAGGTATGAGTTTGCAAGATACAATAGGCATGTTTGGAGATGAACTTGCTTTAAGAACACAATTATTAAACATAGGTGCTCTAGATATTAATCAGAGAAGACAAATGGCTTCAGACATAGGTAACCTGTCTAGACAACAACTGGCCTATTCCAAGGCTCTTGGTATCAGCACAACGGTGCAAAGAGAGTTTGTGGAATCAGTACTGGGTAACAATCAGATGTTTATGGCATCTACATTGAGATTTAGTGATTCCATGAATTCCAGAGTATTACCAGAAATACAAAGTTTCCTTTCTGGTATGAGAGCAATGGGTGGAGATGCAGGTGGCGAATTGTCAGCGGCAATTCTGGAAGCCGCATCAATGGGAGCAATCGGATTCAGTGATGCCGCCTTTGGATTTATTACAGTATTGCCACAACTTAGTGGAGCCATGCAGGACGTTATAAGCGGATTTGAAGATGGGTCATTAAATGGCATGACTGCAACAATGGCCTTTGTGAATGAGTTGGGTAACTTAACAGAATACGAAAAGCAAAGGGTATTCCTATTAGCCAGGGCGGGTGATCAGAATGCTCAGGTAATGGCCAAAGCAATTAAACAATTTGAACAGGCAACTCAAAATGCACAAAAGGTTGGATACGAATTAGAAAACGTGCAAAAAGGATTCAATGCTTTTAATACTGTGATTGACAAAATAAAAGGTACATTTAGTAGTTTCTTCAATATGTTCATGGATGGATTTGGTAGTGCTGTGGGCGATGTCACTAATATCATGTCAGATCTAACCAAACAGATTAATAACTTGTTAAGCGTGTTGTTTGCCACCTTATTTGGAGTCAGCAGAGAAGGTAAAACAGTTAAAGAAGTTTTTAAAGAAGTTGGGCAAGAGGTAGGTAGAAGATTTAATAGTGCAATAGTATATGCTTCCAGTTATCTTGAAGCATTTGTTGAAGCAACAGAAGGAATGTCTTTTGGTGAAATAATGTCCAACGTGGGAGATTCACTTGGTGTTGCTATAAGAGACCTTATTCCTTGGGGTACTATTGGAAAATATCTTATGCTTGGCATTGGAGCCGTGACTTTTACTGCCATCGCAACAGGTATTCTAGCCGGTATTACTAAGGCATTTGCATCTAAAGTCGTTACTAATGCATTGGCAGGTGGCACTTCTACAGTTGCAGGTACGGCCGCAACCGCGGCTACAGGAGGTGGAGGTGCGGCCGCAGGTGGCGGAATAGCGGCTGGTATGAAAGCCATGGGTCCAGCCATGAAGAGCATGGCGGCAGGATTCCGTGCATTTGCTACACCACAGGTTGCATTGGGTGTTGCAGTGGTTACACTGGCGATTATGGGACTTGCTAAAGCATTGTCATTTTTAGCACCTTTAGTTGAGAGTATCGGAAAAGCAATTAAAAGTGTATTTGAGGGTGTTACCAAAGTCATAGAAGGTGTTGGAAATGCTATTGCAAAAGTTGTTGAAGCATTTAGTGGCGGAAAGGTTGCCAGAATAAATGCAGAAGCAGATGCAATGAAGTCCAAAACACAGGCAGTAACAGCCGCAGTTAAAGATCTTGCAGGTGCTGGTATCAGTTATGAGCAAATGTCAGGGTTGGCAATGGGCATAGACGAACTAGGCACATCACTGGGTGTTTTTGCTACAGAAATGACACCAGGTATTATAGATTCCTTGAGAGCAGGATTTGGAAATTTACTAGGACTAGATTCCCCAATACAAAATGTTATTAATATGTCTGAAAGAAGTGACCCTAACAAGATCATGGAATTAGCAAAAGCCACAATGGCTATGAACTCTGCAATGAAAGGTGCTACAAGCAAATTAGAAGGTTCAAATCAAAACATCAGCAATAACACATATTCTACAGACAGCAACCAGTATTACAATGAACAACAACTGATTTCCAGCCAAGATTCATCAATAAACGTGTTAAAAGACCAGTTAAAGGTTTTAATTAGTGGATTTGATAACATGAGAACAGATACAAAAAGCCTAGATGACAGAGTTAGAAAAATTGCACAAAAGATAAAGGCTTCCGAGTAACCTAACCAGGTTAAAATTAAATACTTGACAATATCGATAAATAGTGTATTATAATACAAAAGGATTCTTATGAGTTGGAGAAAATATTTTTCTAGTGTTGATAACAGCGGATTGCCGTTAAATGTAACGGGCGACAGAGGTCCTGCGGGTCCTGGTGCCGCAACCAGCAGATATGCTAGTTGGTTACCTGAGGTATATGCTGGAAGTCCCAACAGACTTATGAGATACATGCAATATGACCAAATGGACAACGATTTGGAAATAAATGCGGCCTTGGATACTATTGCAGAGTTTGGCACACAGGAAGACGATTTCACCAGACTGCCTTTCAGGATTTTTTACAAAGGCACACCTAGTGATACTGAAGATAAAATTTTATCAAAATCATTAAGCCAATGGTGTAATGCAAACGACTTACAAAAAAGAGCATTCAGAATTTTCCGTAGCACAATCAAATACGGTGATCAATTTTTTATCAGAGATCCACAAACATTTAAATTATACTGGACAGATCCAGCAAATATAGAAAAAGTTATTGTAAATGAAAGTAATGGTAAAAAAATAGAAACATATTTTGTTAAAAATTTAGCACCCAATTTTACAGAACTTTTAGCAACTAATCCTAGTGCCCTGCATTCCAGACCCTATGGAAGTGCAAGTGGCCAATACATAGGACAACCACCAAACAATCCAAGTGCAAGTGGCACTTATGTTACAGGTGCTATGGATGGTGTAAATCAGGGAACACCTGTAGATGCAGAACATGTTGTACATATCAGTTTAACAGAAGGTATGGATCATGCATGGCCATTTGGTATCAGTATTTTAGAACCAATTTTCAAAGTTTTTAAACAAAAAGAACTACTAGAAGATAGTATTATTATATACAGGGTACATAGAGCACCAGAAAGACGTGTGTTTATGATTGACGTGGGTAATATGCCCCCTCACAAAGCAAGACAATATCTAGAACAAGTAAAATACGAAGTACAGCAAAAAAGAGTACCAAACAAAAGCAAAGATGGCAGTAATGTAATAGATGCCGCATATAATCCAATGAGTATGCTGGAAGATTACTTCTTTGCACAGACCGGAGAAGGCAGAGGTTCAAAAGTTGAAACATTGCCAGGTGGAGAGAACTTAGGGCAAATAGATGACCTGAGATACTTTAATAATAAACTGTTACGTGGTTTGAGAATACCTGCAAGTTATTTGCCTACAGGTCCAGAAGATGGAAGTGCAACATACAATGACGGTAAAGTGGGTATTGCTTATATTCAGGAATACAGATTTGCTAGATATGTGGAAAGATTGCAAAAACAAATACAGGAAGATCTAGACAGAGAGTTCAAAATGTTTGTGAAACACAGAGGCATTGAAATAGACAATGCTGATTTTGAATTAAACTTTAATCCTCCAATGAACTTCAGCAGTTACAGAGATTTACAATTAGATACTGAAAGAGCAACACTATATAATTCAGTTGCGGCAGTACCATTCCTGGCTAATCAGTTTAAAATGAAAAAATATCTGGGTCTTACAGAGCAGGAAATCAAAGAAAATGAAGAATTGTGGAGACAGGAAAACAAATATGAGAAATATGCAGATGATAAAACACCAGCAGATCTCAGAAACATAGGTATTAGGCCAGAGCCAGATGCCTTAGTAAATCCTGATGCAGAAATCCCTGTAGATCAATTACCATTGGAAGATCCTTTAGCAGATCCGCTAAATACAGATGTAGGAACTGTTCCACAAGCACCAGCAGGAACACCACCAGAGAATATATAATGAGATTAAATGAGTTTTACAATCCTGAGTTCGATGAGTATCAAAAAGCAGACTCTGAGCAAAGACGAAAACCCAAAATGACTTTAGAGCAACTCAATAAATTGCGTAAAGTTAGAGCTATCAAACGTGCTGAAGATATAGAGCATAAAAAGTTTGTTGCCATTATGTATCAACAACCAAGTGCAGATGGTGGAGCCGGCGGACTTATCTAATTTAGTAACTATACAGATACTGAATGACGGCAGACCTAATGTCGATGAGTGTCTTTATCAAGACCTTTTAGAAAATAAACAACAAATATTGCAAAATGGTTTATTATTAGACTTCAGCACTGAGTCTAACTTTTATCTGAAAGATATGACAGATAATGATGATATCTTTACATCTATACACAAAATACTACAAAAAGCAGACATATCTGCAGATTTAGTACATTTCTGCAGTGGAAATCTGTTAAATAAACAAAATTATAACACATATATTGGCATTAAAAAAGCAGAAAAACCTGATTTCTTGCCCTTTAAAAGTGCCTTTTACAAGGATTTTTGGCTTAGTCAAACAGTATCTTTTCATACAGAATATACTGACAAGCATATTGACACACTTAAACCCAGATATTTCAGTTGTCTGAACGGCAGGCAGAGATTACATAGGGAGTATGTGTTTAATTATTTACAAGAGTACAATTTGCTTGATAAAGGAGTATGTACATTTGTGTGGAAAGGCCAAAGTGTAGATGGGTATTCAGATCCAGAACACATCAGAAGCCACAAGGAACAAAAACCTGAATTTTACAAAGTGTTTGATGAAACTTATTATGACATTATTACAGAAACACTTACTGGCCAGGAATCCAAACTGGATTGGTGGCAGGAGGTTTTCATCACAGAAAAATTGTGGAGAAGTATATATTATAAACGACCTTTTCTGCTAATAGGCAATAAACACACTTTAAAGACCATACAAGAACTAGGATTTAAAACATTTGATAACATATTATTTGACGAATCTTATGACAACATCACAGATTTTCAATTACGAACCTATGCAGTAATGGAACAAAACAAGCAAATAGTACAGACAAAATCATTACAGGAATTGCATAATATAATTAATTCACAACAAATTACTGAAATACTGGAATATAATTACAAAAAGATAAATATCCTAGCGAACATTTACAAACAGGCTAGATAAAGCCAAATTTTACATAATCACCCAAAAAACACTCATTTAAACATAAAAATACACTATTTAACTAAGTAATTACAGGCACATATGATGGCGTTGTCATCTGTGTGCGAATTATTTAATAATGGAGACCACAATGTCACAATCAAGAAGTCAATTAGAAGAAATTCTTGAACTTCTCCTTGCAGAAGAAAATGAAAAAGCGGAAGAACTGCTTCATGAGTATGTTGTTGCTAAAGCAAGAGCAGAATATGAAAAAGTTCTAGACGAAGACGTTTCTGAAGAAGAGGCAGTTGAAGAAGCAGAAGAATCAGAAGAAGCAGTTGAAGAGGACATCAGCGATGTTGATCCGGCTGGCGATTTTGTAGATGAAATTAGAGCAAACGAAGATGAAATCGAAAACGATATGGAAGAAGCCGAAGAAGGCGACGACATGGAAGATGGCGATCTAGAAGATGGCGATCTAGAAGATAAAGTAGATGCAATCGAAGACGAGCTTGAAGACCTTAAAGCAGAATTTGAAAAATTACTTGCTGATGAAGAAGATGAAGAACCAGCAGATGATGATGAAGCAGAAATGGACGTAGCAGATGAGCTAGACCTAGAGTCAGTTGAATATGACCTAGACGAAGTTGCAGACGAAGATGGTGAAGTTGTTGAAGAAGCAACTAAACTTTCTGATAATGCAGAAAACGTAGCATCAAAAAGCGAAAATCCAGACAACAAAGATGCACCACTTCCAAGTGGCGGATCAAAAGTTGAAGCGGCAGGATCACCTGTTAAATCAAAAGATGGGGGCGAAGGCAACCATGGAGATTCAGCAAAAGATCACACACCATCAGACAACATTAAAGTAGAACCTAAAAAAGTTTAATTACTTTTAATAGTTTGAGGAAATTGCATGGCTAATAAGTTATACGAGTACATGAGTCCAGAGCAATCTGGAGTTAGATTACTGGAATCAGAGGATGGTAAAGACCTATTTATGGTAGGTCTGTTTATTCAGGGTGACGTAAAAAACCAGAATGGACGTGTTTATCCAAAAGATGAAATAACTAGAGCTTGTGAAAGTGTAAAATCACGTCTTTCCAAAGGAGAGACTGTGATGGGTGAGTTAGATCATCCTGAAGAACTACAAATAAATTTAGACCGTGTTAGTCATATAATTACTGACATGTATTGTGAAGATGCAAACGGTCTTGGCAAACTTAAAATTATAGAAACACCAATGGGTAATATTGCAAGAGCATTATTAAAGGCAGGAGCAAAACTAGGTGTTAGTAGCCGAGGTTCAGGAAACGTCAACGAAAGCGGACGAGTTTCGGACTTCGACATAGTAACAGTAGACATTGTGGCACAACCTAGTGCCCCAGATGCCTACCCAAAGACTATATATGAGAGTTTATTTAACATGCGAGGCGGCAGTCAAATATTTGATACCGCTGGTGCATTAACACACGATAAAAGTGCAGAAAAACATTTGATGAAAGCAATCACTGGTTTTATCAATGAATTAAAAATTAAGTAGGAGACTACTATGGCAGTGAATTTTACAGAGTTACTTGAAAATGCAGAGCTTACGGAAGACGTAAAATCAGCTCTTCAAGAAGCATGGGATTCTAGAATCGCAGAAGCAAGAGAAGAACTTACTGCAGAACTTAGAGAAGAATTTGCCCAAAGATATGATCATGACAAAGGATTGATTGTTGAAGCAATGGACAATTTCATCACTGAAAAAGTTGAAGCAGAAATTTCTCAGATTGCAGAAGAGAAAAGTGCCCTTGCAAATGACCGAGTTAAATATCACAAAGCAATTAGTGAGCATGCCAAAGTTTTAGACAAATTTGTAACTGAAATGGTTGCTAAAGAAGTCAAAGAACTTAGAGCAGATAGATCAAGAGTTAGTGAGCATGTTGCAAAATTAGATGATTTTGTAACAGAGCAATTGGCTGGTGAGCTATCTGAATTCCACGAAGACAAAAAAGGACTTGTGGAGCAGAAAGTTAAAATGGTACGTGAAGGTAAGAAACAACTTGCTGAAGCGAAAAAAGACTTTATTAAGAAAGCCGCTGACAAAGTTGAAAACGTTGTCAATAAAGTAATTACTAATGAAGTAAGATCATTTAAAGAAGACATCACTAGAGCACGTGAAAACGACTTTGGTCGAAGAATTTTTGAAGCATTTGCAAATGAATATGGCGTGAGCTATTTGAATGAAGCAAAAGAAATCAAGAAAGTACAAAAACAAATTACTGAAATGGAAGCCAAACTTAACGAATCTCAACAAGCGATTGCTGAGAAAGAAGAAGCAGTTAAATTAACTGAGTCTAAGTTAAGAGTTGCAGAAGATCGTTTCGAAAGAAAAGAGAAACTCAACGAATTAATGGCACCACTTGGTAAAGAAAAGAAAGAAATTATGTCAGATTTACTTGAAAGTGTTAAAACTGAGAAACTGGAAGAGTCCTTTAACAAGTACTTGCCTTCAGTTTTAGATGGCGAAACATCAAGAGCGAAAAAGACATTGTCAGAATCCGTTGTCAGTGAGCACACTGGCAATAAGGCAGTTGTTGTAAAGACAGATGCTGATGACAAAGCGGATGATATAGTTGAAATTAATATGATCCGCAAATTGGCCGGACTTTCAATATAATAGGAGTTAAAAAAATGGCAAACTTATTTGAAAGCAACTGGTCTGCAACTAAAGACGCTTTATTAGAAGGTCTTTCTGGAAACAGAAAATCTTCTTTAGATGTTGTCCTCGAAAATACAAAGAGACATTTGTCAGAGGCCGCAACAGCAGGTGCCACAGGTGCAGGTTCAGTAGCAACTTTAAACAAAGTAATGTTACCACTAATTAGAAGGGTTATGCCTTCTGTTATTGCTAACGAACTAGTAGGTGTTCAACCTATGACTGGTCCAGTAGGGCAAATCCACACACTAAGAGTCAGATATTCTGAAACTGGTGGTGGAGCAACAGCAGGTGACGAGGCTTTAAGTCCGTTTAAACTTGCTTCTACTTATGCAGGTTCTCCAGATGCTACGGCAACTGCTGAAGGACAAGCAGGTAGAAAAATGAGCATTCAAATCTTAAAAGAAACTGTTGAAGCGAAAACCAGAAGGTTATCAGCAAGATGGACTTTTGAGGCGGCTCAAGATGCAGAAGCAATGCATGGTGTAGATGTAGAAGCAGAAATTATGCAGGCACTAGCACAAGAGATCGTAGTTGAAATCGACCAAGAAATTATCGGTTCACTAAGAACTCTAGCAGGTTCAGGTACAACTTTAGACTTTAGTTCTTTAAGTGGTACAAGCATTTATGTCGGTGATAGACACGCGGCATTGGCTATTGAGATCAACAGAGCGGCTAACAGAATCGCGGCTAGAACAAGACGTGGCGCTGGTAACTACATTGTTGTTTCTCCAGAAGCACTTACAATTTTACAAAGTGCATCTACTTCAACATTTGCTAGAACAACTGAAGGATCATTTGAAGCACCTACAAATACTAAATTTGTTGGTACATTAAACGGATCTATCAGAGTTTTTGCTGATAACTATGCGGCTGACGGAACTAAAGTTCTTGTTGGTTACAAAGGATCAAGCGAAACTGATGCTCCAGCATTCTACTGTCCTTACATTCCATTAATGAGCACAGGCCCAGTAATGGATCCAAGTACATTTGAACCAGTAGTAAGTTTCATGACCAGATATGGTTATAAAGAACTTACAAATACTGCTTCATCGCTTGGTAATGCGGCAGATTACGTTGATGCAGTAACACTTGCCAACGTTGCATTCCAGTAAACCGAAACGTTTCAGGAAAATTAAAGAGGCTCTTAGGAGCCTCTTTTTTTGAGTTAAAAATCTTTATTAAAGAAAATGATAAATAGTTCTATAATTGTAATTAAAGGAACTTTTTATAAATGGCAACAAATAATACCTACCTAAATGCTCTTGAAGACTTAGTTATCAAAGGTAATTTGACTGTTGAAGGTAATGTTACTCAGGTTAGTACAACTATAAATGAGAACAGAGTTGAAGCAGAAGAATTTATCATAAATTCTGATGGCCAAAACACTACTGCTAAATTAACATTAAACAGTAATAACAGTTTAGGAAATATTAGTTTTATAGATGGCGGCAACATGGTTGTTGAGCCTAACTTACAGGGTAATATTATTATAGGTTCAGGCCAAACACTAACAGTGACAGGCGGCGCCAACATTCAAGGTAACATATTTTTTGGTAATGTATCAGGTGTGGCCAGTGAAGCCACAGCATTTGAAAGTCTAGTAACGATCAGTTTAGGCGGCGATGCATCAGGTAGTGCAACATTTATTGGTTCAGGAAATACAGCAACAGTACCAGTTGCTTTAAATTCGGTAAATTCAACAACAGGCAGTTTTGGAAATGCAAACTCAGTTGCAAATTTAGTTGTTAATGCAAAAGGTTTAGTAACTGCTGTAACAGAAGAATTAATTAATATTACTTCCTCACAGGTATCTGATTTTAGTTCTAGTGCTAGATCACTTTTACAAAATGGATTAGGTATCAGTTATGATAGTGGTACAGGTACTATTGGTTTAACAAACTACGGTATTGCAGGACAATATGGAAATAGCCATTTAACACCACAATTTATTTTAGACGATAGTGGTAGGGTTACATCAGTAACTCTATTAGACATCAATATACCTTCTGCAAACGTAACAGACCTTGAATCTACTGTGGAAGGACTTTTTAGTGCCAATGACTTAGGTGGAGACGGAAGTTTCAGTTACGATGGAAACGGACAATTTACATATACTGGTCCAAGTGCCTCAGAAGTAAGAGCTCATTTTAGTGGTGGCACAGGTATTGATATTTCAAGTGGTACAGTTGCTATAGATAACACAGTTGTACAAACAACAGGTACTCAAACAATAAGTGGTGATAAAACATTTACAGGTACAGTTGATTTAACAGGTGCTACAATACCAGGAAATGTTACATTTGGTAATATCACAGTAACAAATATAGACTCTGCAACAGAAACAGATTCCTTTATTACAGCCGCAAGTTTAGTTTTAAGGCAAGGTGCAAGTTCAGGTGCAGATGCAAAAGTTTTAGTTGAAAGAGGTAGCACAGGAAACGATGCTTACTTACAATGGAATGAAACATCTGATAGATGGCAGTTTAGTAATGACGGTAGCACAGACAATGATATGTTGCTACTTTCAGATTTTAGTGCAGGAACAGGATTAACATTTAGTAGCGGTGAATTTAGTATTACAAACACAGCCGTTAGTGCAGGTACATATGGTACAAGCAACGATGTTGCACAAATTACTATAAATGCACAAGGGCAAATTACAGGTGCAAGTGATGTAGCAATTGATCACGATGCGTTACAAAATTTTGTAGCAGACGAACACATAGATCACACTAGTGTAACTTTAACAGCAGGTAATGGTCTAAGTGGTGGCGGTGATATTTCAGCAAGTAGAACTTTTGCATTAGATTTAAATGAACTAACATCAGCAACAGTAGATGTTAGTGAAGACAGTATTGCTTTTATTGATGCAAGTGATAGTAATTCAGGTAAGAAAGAAAGCATTGCAGATTTTGTAAGTGCAATGGCAGGCGCAGGATTGAGCGCCATGAACGGTGTGCTTTCCCAAACAGGATTTACAGGAACAATAGAAAGTATTGATGTAGGTGGTACAGGTATTGACGTTTTACAAGGTAGTGCAACACTTGGAAATGGTACTATTCAATATTATATCAGAAGTGTAAATGGTGGCACATATACCACTGCATCAGAATCAAGTAATGTTATAACCATAGATGGAAATATAACAGCAATCAGAACAGGATTTAGTGGCGGTTCTGGTATAACATACAACAGTAGTTCAGGTAGCATAGCAATTACAGATTCATACGTTAGAGGATTGGTAAGTGCAAATGGCTTACTGAGTTATGATAGTGGCACAGGGGGCTTTACAACTACAGCAGATAATTATAGTTCATGGAGTTTCACAACAGATAGTGTTGGTAACGAAGCAATTAGTAGTGCTGAAGTTTTAACAATTCAGGGTGGCACAAATATTGATGTTACTCATAGTGGTAACACTATCACAATTTCAAATAGTGCTTCAGCAGACATTACCAGTGTTGTAGCAGGTAATGGATTGACAGGTGGAGCAACATCAGGAGATGCTACCCTCAATGTGGCTGGCGGATACGGTATCACTGTAAATGCAGACGATATAGAATTAAGCAATTCAGATGTAAGAGGACTGTTTATTGGCGGTACAGGTATTACTTATGATAGTGGTACAGGTGCTATCAGTTTAAGTGACACTGGTTATATTTCAGGTGTTACTGCTGGTTCAGGTTTAACAGGCGGTGGAACAGATGGAAACGTCACAGTAAATGCTGTAGGTGGTTATGGTATCACAGTTAATGCAGATGATATTGAAGTAGCAAATTCAGACATCAGAGGACTGTTTAGTGCTGGTGGCAATATAAGTTATGATAGTGGTACTGGTGAAGTTAGTTTTACAGAAAGAACAGATTCAGAAGTACGTGGCTTATTAAGTGGCGGCACAGGCATTACATATAATAGTTCAACAGGTGCTATCAGTTTAAGTGATACAGGATTGATATCAGGTGTTGGTGCTGGTAATGGTTTAACAGGCGGTGGAACAGATGGAAACGTCACACTTGGTGTTGTTGGTGGCTATGGTATTACTGTTAATGCAGATGATATAGAACTTAGTAATTCAGACGTAAGAGGATTATTTAGTGGTAGTACTGGTGTAAATTACAATAGTGGAACTGGTGCCATTACAGCCGATCAAGCAGAAATTA